ATAGACCTTCTGAATGTAGATTTTCTGACTGATCTACTGAAAATTATTGAGGTTTCAGTTACAGAAAAAGGAGAGGCAGGGCAAATAGCGGGTGTTCAGATTGAGGGCATCATTCCTGGCTTTGACCCGCAGAACCAAATCTACACCTTTGTTGAGGGCGAAATTCTAACCATTTTCAGAAGTGTAGAGAACACCGTAGACCTTGAGTTGGATAAGGAAGGAGCCTATAACGTCTCAATCCTTGCAGCAGGGAAAGTATTGGACATCACCGTTAATGGAGGAGGAGATAATGCGATTTCTATTAATCAGTCTAATTAGTTTTCCTCTATGGGCGGCAGAAAACTCTGTGGACATTGACCTCAAAGGCAATTCCAGTATTTACATTGACCAAATAGGCTCTGGAAACACTGCTAGGGTCTGGTGCGGATTGTCCAACGGAACGTATGCCACGCACAGTTGTTCCAGTGCCACGATTGATATTGACCAGAACGGCACAGGAAATCTTGCTAAAGCATACTCGCAATACACCAATCACACTGGAAACGAGTACACGATTACACAAACTGGCGATGATAATATCGGTTATATTGATGCCGACGAAGACGATAATGAGTTAACCATTACCCAAACCGGGGATGATATGCAGGGTGAAATCTATATGTCAGGCGATGACAATGTTTACACCATCTCTCAAACAGGGTCAGGCGATCATTACGCCAAGTTTTATGCCTTTGGGGATGACAGCGCATGGACTGCAACTCAGTCAGGATCGGGCAACCACAACGCCTACATCAAGTCTTGCGGTAACTGTAACAACAACGATGCCACCATTACGCAGTCAGGGAGTGGCGCTAAAGATGGTGATATAGAGTTCAGAAACAATCCCGCCGACAACTCAACGGCGAACCTGACGCAGAGTGGCGACGGTGCTCATGTAGGAAATATCAGAATCGAGCAGGGGAATTACACGGTAAATGCTACACAGACCGGTGTTAGCGCGAAGGCGTACACGGTAATTCTGGATTGCACCACAAGCTGTAACAAAACCATTACCGTGAATCAGTTCGACTAATGAAGTTTGCGCTAAAAACAATGGCGCTGGTTGCGCTCCTTTCGTTACCGTTAGTCTTCCAATCAACTCTCACCGAAATTCTAAAGCTCAGGACGTTTGATTATTTTGTAGCTGAGTACGAGCAAAGCAATCATTTTGCTGTGCTAAATATCACAGAAGAAGATATTGAGCGTGAGGGCGGCTGGCCGTTGCCCAGAGCGCGGTTGGCAGAGATACAAAATGAACTGATTTCAAGAGGCGCCTTGGGCGTAGGCTGGGCGGTTGCGTTCCCGCAGCCAGACAGACTCGGTGGCGATGAAGAGTTTGCGCGATCGTTGCAAGGAAGTAACAGCGTGCTCGCGATGTATGAGAATGAAGGCTCTGGGTTTCCAGAAACCGTTGGTACGGTCATTATCGGAAATTCGGTCGGTGGTTACTCTGCATCAGGTGTTGTGCAAAACATTGAGGTGCTGCGCAATGCGGCATCGCAAGGGATCGCCTCGGCGCCAGCAGACATTGATCAGCTAGTTCGTCGTATGCCGCTGTTGATGAAAACACCAGACGGCTGGGTTCCGGCGTTTGGCACACAGGTTTTGAAGGTTCTGGCTAATGCACATACCTACCTTATCAGGACAAACCCAAACGGCATTGAAGAGATCATCGTCCAGGGATTGCCGCCAGTAGCGACTGATTCGTTGGGCCGCAAGTGGGTTAGCTGGGTAAATACGCACCAGACGACACTTACTGAGATGGATGTGCAGGACCGATTCGTTTTTATTGGCACTGACGCTATGGGAATTATGCCGCAACTAGCCACGCCGGTTGGATTGCTTGAGCCGCACAGAATTCAGGCCGCATTAGCCGAATCAATACTGATAACCGATAGCCCAAGAATCCCTGATTGGTCGTTGGCGGCAGAATTAGCCATTTTGGTGCTCACAGTAGCGCTTGTTTGGGTCTTGGTGACAAAATTAGGCGTTACCCTTGGGGTAGTGTCGTTTTTTGCTATTTTTGTCTCTACGGGCGCGTATGGGGCTTATTCCATACAACAAGGGGTGCTTTTAGACGTTACTTGGGCTCTGATTTCCCAGTTTGTAAGCGCTTCTGGGGCGTTTTACCTTAATTTCCGCACCCAATACCGGCTCAGGCAACAGATTAAGCAGCAATTCGGCAAATACTTAGACCCCAGGATGGTTAAGAAATTGCAGGACAACCCTGAATTGTGCCAAGTCAACGGGGCGAGAGTGGATTGCAGCATCATTTTTACAGATTTGAGAGGATTCACAAGCCTATCGGAGTCGGTAGAACCCGAAATGGTGACCTACATAATGAACAACGTACTGGATGTGCAGGTAAAAGCTGTGAATAAATTCGGCGGCGTGACTGATAAATTTATTGGCGATGCAGGAATGTTCCACTTCAACACCATCATCCCGCAGCCTGACCATCACAATCTTGCGTTGGCAGCGGCTATGGAAATAGAAGACAACATTTTTGAATTGAACCAGCAATTCCAAGAGGAAGGCATCCCAGAAATAGCGATTGGCGTGGGCGTTAATAGCGGCATTTGCATCGCTGGTAACTTTGGCGCAACAGATAGATTTGCGTTCAGCTTAATCGGCGACCCGTGCAATATCGCCGCCAGATTAGAATCAGCGACCAAAGAAGTTGGCGTTGGGACATTGATAGGAGAAGAAACTGCACTAAATTGCAAATTTTTGCTAAAATCATTGAAACCCATAAGAGTGAAGGGCAAAAGCGAGCCTTTGAAGGTGTACACATATGCAGATTAGTCTTGTTCTTGGTTTCTTGTTGATTGCTACTGCTGGAGGCAGTTATTTCTATATCAGCACACAAAAAGCGCAAATAGCTCAGCTCGAAGTAGAGCTTCAAACAGCAGTTAACAACCAAGCTGTCTTGGAAGGCGCGATTGCCCAGCAGAATACTCAAATGCAGGAGCAGCTTGAGTCTCAGCGTCAGAATCAGGCTCTCATATCAGAGCTTTCAGAGGCTAATGATGAGGCGCGCCAAGAAGTCAACCAGCTTAGGAATACTTTTGCGCGGCACGACCTGAACAATCTGGCTATCGCAAAGCCAGGACTGATTGAGAAAATTGTTAATCGAGGAACCGCAAAGGTTCACCAGCAGTTTATTGACTTAACTAACCCAAGGCAGTTCGATGAAACTCCTAATCCTGAGTAGTGTTTTGTTGTTGAGCGGCTGCTCTACGTTGGGCGGCTTATTCAGTGGATCGCCAGCCGTACCTGTAGTGGCTCCGGTTGAAATCATTACAGTTACTAAGCCTGCGCCCATGTACCACCCGCCGCTGCCAGAGGGTCTGACACCTGCCGAGATTGAATGGATTATTTTAAATCCTAGTATCATGCGTGAGTACATTGAAAATTATGATGCAGGAAATGCCCCCGCAGTGGCGTATTACGGCTTAACGGCTCAGGCGTATGAGAACTTATCAAATAACTTGGCAGATGTTCGCCGGTACATACGTCAGAACCTGAACATTATTGAATATTATCGGGATAATGACCCGACTCAAAAGGAAGAGTAGCTATGGCAAAGAAAAAGAGTTCACCCGATGCATTTGTCTATAACGCCACCTTAGACCGTATAATTGATGGCGATACGTTCGATTGCGTACTTGATCTTGGCTTTGATGTCAAGCTGCACAAACAGCGGGTCAGACTGCACGGAATTGACACCCCTGAATCTAGGACTAGAAATTTAGCTGAAAAAAAGCTTGGCCTAGCCGCAAAAGAACGGCTGAAAGAGCTTTGTGTTGGCAACTTTAAAGTGAAATCACTTGGAAAAGGTAAATACGGCAGGATTTTGGGTATCCCTTATGCGGAAGATGGGCAGGATATTTGCCAAATGCTTATTGATGAGGGTCACGCCGTGGAGTATCACGGAGGCAAGAAAGTTAAGGTTTGGGCAGGAGACGTCTAAGATGAGAATTTCCGAGGAAGGTAAGGCACTGATTAAGAAATTTGAGGGTTGTGAACTAGAGAGTTATCGCTGCAGCGCTAATGTCTTAACAATCGGTTATGGCCATACCAAAGGTGTGAGCGATGGCGACAGTTGTACGCAAGATGAAGCAGACCAGATGCTGACTGATGACCTAGAAGAATTTGAAGGCTATGTGGACAAGCTGGTTACTGTGGATCTGGAGCAAAATGAATTTGACGCTCTGGTTGCTTGGACATTTAATCTTGGCCCAACCAATTTGAGATCAAGCTCACTTCTGGCCGCCCTAAATGAAGGCAAAAAGTCAGAAGTACCAGCGCAGATAAAGCGTTGGAATAAAGCGGGTGGCAACGTATTGAAGGGACTCATTCGCCGCCGAGAAGCGGAATCTTTACTTTGGGAAGGCAAAGAATGGGGTCAAGTTTAGTCTTTGGCTATGCAAGAACTCTCATTAAAAGACTTTGACATTCTGTCTCAGCAGGACAAGACAGAGGCTGTTGCGCTTTTAAACCGGTATGACCAGATAGAATTACAAGAAAAGTGCCAAGGCGACTTTATCAGCTATGTGAAGCACTTGTGGCCAGAGTTTATTGAGGGCCGGCATCACAAGATCATTGGCGAAAAGTTCAACAAGATTGCGCAAGGCAAGCTGAAACGGCTGATAGTATGTCTGCCCCCAAGGCACTCTAAGTCAGAGTTTGCCAGTACCTATTTTCCCAGCTGGATGATG